GAAAGCTCCAGCCTGGAAAACGACGCCGACATGGTGGTATTGCTCGACCACTCGAACTACGAAAAAGACACCTTGAAACCATGGCTCCACCGTACCTGGATCAAGGTCGGGAAGAACCGCCACGGCGCGAAGGGTGACGTGCCGATCGAATGGGACTGGAAGACATTCCGGGCCAGGGAGGCCATGCCTGACGAGGTGTCCATGTGGCCAGGCGGGAACGGCTCGAAATGACCCCCTGCCCCTTCTGCCAAGAGCCCCTGAATGGCCTCGCCACGTTCTGCTGGCGGTGCGAACGCTACACCAACGAAGCCACGCCGGAAGCCAAGAAGCCAGCGGACGCCATTCCCGACACACGCTCCGAAGACGAACGCAAGTACGGCGCACGCGGCCCGGTGGAGCTCCTCGGCTGGTCCGTGATCGACACCGAGCAAGGCTGGCGGCCCTTCGAGTGCCCGAAGTGCAAGAACCCGATTCCAGGCGGAACCCGGGTGACCAAAGGCTTCCCCGACTGGCTCGTCATGGGCCATGGGCTCGTCGTGTTCCTGGAATGGAAGTCTGCCACGGGTAAGCAATCCGACGACCAGAAGGCATTTCAGGGCCGTTGCCGTATCGCTGGCATTCCCTACCGGGTCGTGAAAACGACCGAGGAGGCTGTGGCGTTTTTGCGGGAGGTGAAGCCATGAAAGTCGGCTCCCTCTTCTCAGGAATTGGTGGCCTAGAGCTTGGCCTGGAACGGGCGGGCATGGAGGTCGTGTGGCAAGTCGAAATAGACGACTTCTGCAACCGCGTCCTGGAGAAGCATTGGCCCGACGTGAAGCGATACCGCGATGTGCGGGAGGTGGGCAAGCATAACCTCGAGCCGGTCGATCTGATCTGCGGGGGGTTTCCGTGTCAACCGGTAAGCCAGGCCGGAGAGAAAAGAGCGCAAGAAGATGACCGATGGCTATGGCCCGAGTTCGCCAGAATCGTTCGCGAGTTGGGACCCAATTTCGTCCTCGTGGAAAACGTCCCAGGCCTGCTTGCTCGAGGGATGGGAGACGTTCTCCGGGACCTGGCCGCCCTCAGGTACGATGCAGGGTGGGAGAGTATTCCTGCGTCAGCGGTTGGTGCCCCTCACCGGAGGGACCGCGTCTGGATTCTGGCCCACACCGAAATCATCACCGAGCGGACCCGACTTTGCGCGGGCGGACCGACCTGGGAGTGGGGGCGACGATTTAGCCACGGCGGTGGCAAGAAGGTTTTGGCGAACCCCACGGGCGAACGATTGGAAGGGTGGGATAACGGGAGCAAGGGGGTCCACCCGGGCTGTGTCCGACTACTTCCTTCCAGACCAGGTGAACGCCTCCGGGACCCCTGGGCAATTGAACCCAACGTGGGTCGAGTGGCTTATGGGATTCCCAACCGGGTGGACCGACTTAGAGCCCTCGGAAACGCCGTAGTGCCACAAGTGGCGGAATGGATCGGCCACCAGATTTTAGCGGCTGAACTTATCGCATCCACGACATGAGGAGCGCAAAGTGACAAACGAGAAATTCACCCCCGGGCCTATTCACAAGTTCGACCAGGAGCTGTTCCACCCCGGCGGCCGCTGCACCTGTGCGCCAAAGCACCGCCGCATCGTCCGCCGGTATCTCCGCTACGGGCTTTGCCTGACCTGCGGAAAACTCACCGGCTTCAAATTGCTCCGGACCGGGAGGTGATGACATGCCATGCTGGGTGAAGATCACATTGGCGCTGATGGTAGGTGGCGCGATAGGGACCTTTGTCGCCGGGCTCTGCTTTACGGCCGCGTGGGCCGATGCCGTGGGTTGGCGATTGAGGGACCGGAAGGGAGCATGAAATGTTCCGCCGATTGTTGGGTCTGTGGCACTGGGTACGCCATCCGTTCCTCCGCCGGAGGATACGTGCCAGGGTGCGCGAGGTGCTGGGCTAGACAGGAAGCCCGCACTTGACCCCGCCACTCCTGCAAGCGTATCATTCCCACGATAGGGGTAGCGCGGATACGGTAATCCTCCTGCTTTGGGGCGCCAGTGGTCGAAGGCGTTGGGCTCATTGAAATCTACTGCCCAAAATGCGGGCGGCGGCTCCAGGAGCGTTTCGCCCCTTTCGGTGGCCCGGTCCAGTACCGTCACCGAGTCCACACCCGAGGCCATCCATGCAGCGCTCGCCTGATCGTGCTACCCAGCCAGCGCAGGGCCTACGAAGTGCCCGATGACGTTTCCCTTGATGCTGCCCTGATCGGGGCGCTCCACGAGGAGGTGGGGGTGTGAGCGGCGGTCGCCCGTCTTCGTTCCGTCCCGAATACCCCGAGCAAGCGTTCAAGCTTTGCCTATTGGGTGCGACGGACGTTGAGTTAGCCAGGTTCTTCGAGGTTGCCGAGGCCACGATAAGCAACTGGAAGAACGCCCACCCGGAGTTTTTGGAGGCCCTAAAAGAGGGGAAAGAGCAAGCGGACGCAAAAGTGGCGCAAAGCCTTTACCATCGGGCACTTGGCTACTCTCACAGTGCTGTGAAGATCGTTGCTGACGCCAAGACCGGCGCCGAACACATCGTTCCCTACACCGAGCGTTTCCCCCCCGACACAACGGCCTGCATCTTCTGGCTCAAGAACCGACGCCCCGACATGTGGCGCGACAAGCAAACGCACGAACACTCCGGCACCGTCAACACCGGCGTCCTCATGGTGCCCGAGTCGCCCGAGAATTGGCACAAGGCGGTCCGGGAATCCCAAGCCAACCTCACCGACTCGTCGGCCAACCGGGTGGCGGCACTGGCGAGGGCTCCGAAAGGCAACGGCAAGAAGAATGGCGACGGGCCATGACGTCGCGTGGGCGCCTCTCCCCGGAAGCCAGTGGTACTTCCTCACCTGTCCCGTCTACGAAGCGCTGTACGAGGGCACTCGCGGCCCCGGAAAGACCGATACCCTGCTGGTGGATTTCGCCCAGGACGTGGGCAAGGGTTACGGCGCCCATTGGCGGGGAGTGCTTTTCCGGCGGACCTACAAGGCGCTGGGCGAGCTGGTGGCCAAGAGCCGCCGATGGTTTGGCCGCGCCTTCCCACAAGCCAAGTTCTATGAGTCGGCCCAGGAGTACCGTTGGGAGTGGCCCGAAGGGGAGCAGCTCCTCTTCCGCCACATCAGGCGGGAAAGCGAATACTGGGACGACTACCACGGGCACGAGTACCCCTGGATCGGGTGGGACGAACTCACCGGCTGGCCCGACCTGCGGCTGTATCACATGCTCAAGAGCTGCAACCGATCGTCTCACCCCAACATGCCCCGGAAGTACCGCGCCACAGCCAACCCCTACGGACCCGGCCACAACCACGTCAAAGCCTACTTCATCGACCCGGCGCCCCCGGGCGTTGAAGTCACGAGCGAAGACGGGCTCAAGCGTGTCCGTATCCGTGGCCACTGGAGCGAGAACACCATCCTCCTGGCTTCTGAACCAGAGTATCCGCAGAAGATCATGGCCGCCGCAGCCAACCCCGAACAGGCCAAGGCGTGGCTCGATGGGGACTGGGACATCGTGGCCGGCGGGATGCTTGACGATGTGTGGAGCCCTTCGAAGCACGTCATCCGCCCGTTCGATATTCCGTCGTCCTGGCGCATGGATAGGGCCTTCGACTGGGGCGCGGCCAAGCCGTTCAGCTATGGGCTTTGGGCTGAGTCGGACGGGACGGTGGCCATGAGGCAGGACGGCACGTCGCTCTTTTTCCCCCGGGGTTCGCTGGTGCGGGTCAACGAGTGGTATGGATGGGACGGCAAGAGCCCGAACGTCGGCATTCGCATGACCGACCCGGACATCGGAAAGGGCATCGTGGAGCGCGAGAAGCGGTGGAGCCTTTACGGGCGCACGAAACCGGGGCCCGCTGACCCGTCGATCTTCAACAAAGACGCCGCCAATAAGTCCATTGCGGCTGTACTCAAGGCACATGGGGCCGAGTTCGTGCCGGGCGACAACCGGGCCGGATCACGGAAGCAAGGCTGGTCCGCCCTTCGGAGGATGCTCCTGGCCGCCCGTGAGGACAGGCCCGAAGAGCCCGGCCTCTGGGTCATGGAACACTGTCGCCAATGGATCCGCACCGTTCCAACGCTTCCCCGCGACGACAAAGACCTGGACGACGTGGACACCGAGGCCGAAGACCATTGCGGCGATGAGACCCGCTACCGGGTGCTCGCACCCAGG